GTCCGGCCAAGCCTTACGCCTGCGGTCCAGTCGCCACCACCGTCGATGCTGGCCAAGTCCCAGCCGCGCACCCACTCAATAGGGCCTGCAGGTATCGCGTCAATGACAGCGATTTGGTCAGGCTTAAAGATGCCGCCTTCTGCCGGCGATGGACGTTGTTGGTATTGCCCAGAGAAGGTGTATGGCGCAGCATCCTGCATGCGCTTTAACTCGGTCGCGTTGTGCTTCTCGGGCCACAGCGCGGTCCCATCGTCTTGAAGGGCGGGAAGACATACATGCTCCCAGGTTTCACCGTTCCCGCCAGCTAGTAGCCACCCAGCCAGATCGTCTTGGTGCAGGCGCTGCATGATCAAGATGATGGGCGTGTCGGGGCCGTTCTTACGGCTCTCCAGTGTGTTCTGGAACCAATCAAGCACGCCTTCGCGAATTACATCGCTCTTCGCTTCGTCCGCCTTATGCGGATCGTCAATGATGATGGCGCCCCCAAAACCGGGGCGATGCTTACCCGCGCCATAGCCGGTGATCGTGCCGCCTTCGCCGACGGCATAGACGCACCCACCCTGAGTGGTGCGCCATTCGTCTTTGGCCTGGCTGTCACCACGCAGGACGAGAGACGGGAAAATCTCGGCATATGGCTCGGACTGCACCATCTCCCGTGTGTGCCAGGCGTTAGACGCCGCCAGTCTGCCGCTATAGCTGGCGTGAATGAACTCCGCGTCAGGCACCTGGCCCAGGGCCCAGGCCATAAAATTGATGACCGCCAGCTCGGTCTTCGAATACCGGGGAGGCACGTTGATGATCAGCCGCTTGCACTCGCCCCGAAAGACGCGCATGAGCGCATCGCAAATGATCTTGTGATGGGGACCGCGGATCCACTGGTAGCCCTTGCGCTGCTGAAACATCCAGCGCGAGTAGAAATACAGGTCAGCGCGCGCCATTTGAGCAGCTGCATACCGCTCCTTGGGGCTGAACTGCTGCATAAGTTAGACCTTGCTGGCGACATCCTCGGCAAGCTTCTTGAACTCCTCGGCCGTCATGTCATGGTGCTGAATCGGGCCGCCGCCATGGCCAGCATGTTCGAGCTTGTGCTTGTTGGTGAATGCGCCGCCGGTTTCTTTCGCAGCTTGCTCAAGAAGCTGCGCTGCCACAGCCGTATTTCCCTGGTTCTCGGCTTTCAGATAAAGCCTATTCATCGCCCTGAGGCGGTACGACTGGTTTGCGATGGGTATCTCGCTGACCTTCTCCAGAAACGATTCTCGCGTTTCCTGGAATACCTTCTTAAGCTTGGCGCTTAGGTTCCTTCCGGCCACCAAGAGCGGGTTGTAGCAGCCCAGTTGCTGCTTGCTGACCACTACGCCGTATTCCTGCTTTACCGCCGCGATGACCTGTTCGGGGGTGTCAAAGCACGCCAGCGCCGTGACGATGAACAGTTTCACGTCTTCTTTGAGCGCTGCCATATATCGATTTCCAGTAAAGCTAGGTCAAGGCGAGCAGATCAGGCCGCGACCTTCAGACAGCAACCGCAGGCCCGGGCAATATTCAGCCGGTCGACTTCAGGCTTTGCACGTGCGGCATCGACCAAGCGGCTTACCTGCTCCGTAGCTCCGTAGCGGCGAACCACTCCAATGAACTCTTCGACGTCGTGCCCGCGAATCGCCAGCTTGGGCTGTCCGTCCTTGGTGAATGCGGGAGCGCCAAAGGCATCGCGGCTTTGGGCCACGTGGTAAAGCTCGTGCTCCACCAGTGCGCAGAACTCGACGTCCGGGCATTCCAGGCAGTAGGACGCGTCCAGAGTTATCAGGAAGTCGGGCACGCGTCCGAACCATTGGGTGAATTGCTGCTCTTGGCGGCCCTTCTGCCAGCCACCGGCCCGGAACATCACCTGCTCGGCTTGTCCCACCACTTGGTGGCCTGCCTTCATGAATCCCTTATGGGCCCACAGGAACTCCAGGTCAGCGTCCAGTAGGTGGCGATGGTCAGGGTTATGAAGCGCGCCGCCTTCGGCGAGGATCTCCTCCGCCACCCAGCTGCCCAACTCAGGCGCGGGCGCGAAGAACGAAGGAAACGCGCCGTCCGTGCCGAACTCCCCGAGACCCTCTGGCGGCCTGGGGCGTCCTTTCAGCTTCACGCTGCAGCCTTAACCGCGGTGACCACCCCAGCAGACACCGCCGCGATGGCCGGGCTGTTGAGTCCCGCATTGCCACTGGAGACGGCGCCTGCGCTGTTCTGGAGCACCAGCGAATCGCCGTTGTCCACCATTGCGACAGTGCTGGCGAGGTTCACCACCGTAAGCGTAGCGAGGGAGACCTGGGCGGTTCCGGCATGAGCATCGGTGTTGGCGGAGGTCTCAACCTGCACCGTGGCGCCGTTGGCGATGAAGGCGACCGTGCCGGGTAACGCAGCCTGAGTCAGTACGCCGGCGGCGACCGCGGCCGTGGCGTTGTTTGTGACCGTGCCCGTCGAGTTCTTGACCGCGATGGTGTCGGTGTTGTCCACCAATGCGACAGTTGCTGCCAGCTTTGCGCCAGAGGCGACACCGCCGGCGACTGCCGCTGTAGCCGCGTGGGAGTCGGCGCCGGCGGAGTTCAGCACCGCCAAGGTCGCTCCGTTGGCCAGGATCGTATCCGTGGCGTCCAGGGTCGCAACGCCATCCACCACATTCAGGGTGCGGGTGATCGACCCGGACGCATTCTGCAGTGTGATCGTGGCGGGGGTACCGCCACCGCCCACGGCATAACCGATGCCAGTCGAGGGCGCGGCCGAGCCAATACCGGTATCCGGGTTCATGCTGCGGCCGAAGTGGTTACGGTTGCAACGCAATATGCGTCAGCCGGTGCGCCGGTGACCGTGATGGCGATCTCGCTGACACCGGACATGAACGGCGCCCAACGGCGCTGCGCGGTCAGGTCCAGGGCGTTCGCGCCAGCCTCCGGCAAGTCTGCGAAGGCACCGGTGGCCGTCATGGTGGCGGAGCCCGTCACGGCACCGTAGGGCAACCCGTTGGCAGTCTGGAACGACAAGGCAATCTCATGCCATGCCAGAACGGAGTCAGCGCCCATGGCGATAACGGCCGTGCCGTTCAGGAAGGGGGCGGATTGTTTAGCCATGACGGTTCTCTATGATTGGTTGCGGTGGCTGGACTCGAACCAGCGACATCCGGGTTATGAGCCCAGCGGGATAGACCAACTTCCCCACACCGCGAAAGCAAAATAAACGTTTGACACCTAGGGCATAATGCCCTAATATCTGTTTCAAGGCCGGGGCGTTTTGCTCAAGGTCACTTACCGGAGAACTTCCGATGAACCAGCAAGAAAAAGCCACTGTTGCAGCCGCGATCGCGATCCTGAACAGCCACCTGAAGCAAGCCCGCGCAGTACTTGCCGATCCCGAAGCAGTCAAGCAACTCTTGCGCTTGTCGCTGGAATCGGAAGAGCGCGAGGTGTTCTTCGTTCTGTTCCTCGACAGCCAGCTGTCCGTAATTTCGGCAGAGCCGATGTTCTACGGCACCGTCGACCAAGCCGCCGTGTATCCTCGGGAAGTCGCTCGCCGCGCCCTGCTGCTGAACGCCTCTGCGGTCATCGTGGCGCACAACCACCCCTCGGGTAATGCCAAGCCCTCGCAAGCCGATCTGCGCCTTACGGCTGCGCTGGCAAACGCCTTGGCGCTGTTTGATATCCGAATCCTCGACCACGTAGTCGTCGCGAACGGTCGCATGACCTCCTTCGCGGAGACCGGCCTCATGTAATACAACCGGGCCCGGGAAACCGGGCCCATGGAGTTTGCTATGGAAACCCCTGTCGCCTATGGCGCGGCCGCAAAGATCCGGCCGGAGTGCCTGCGCGCCTTCGCCGATGGCTGGGAGCAACCCACCGCGGCCGAGGTGCGCGCCGTCATTCAGACTACTGGCCTTACTGGTTCGCAAGTGTCCAAGCTGGTCGGCATTGCCGAGGGCCGAACAGTGCGCCGTTGGACGGGCGGCGAAAGTCCCATCCCGTTCAGTGCCTGGGCCATTCTCTGCCACGTCGCTGGATACGGCATCATCTGGAGCGCACCGTCCAGGCCGATGCCAACGGATGCCAGTGCGCAGCTGGAGCCTACAGAGAAGCCGAGCAAAAGCATCGCTTAGCGGTAATGCACGTGCCCCTGCCGCCGATTTCCGCCGGAAGGATAGCCGTGGTGGCGCCGCATGGCACGCAGCCGGAGTTATTGCGGACACTCCCGGCTCGTCCGGGCAGCGGCGCGACGGTAGGCCTGTAACCTGACGGTTGAAGCGGCCGATGCGTGCCTAGCTGCGCTGGAAAAACTGTTGCTTGCTAGATGTCGCCGCGCGGGTAGAGGGTCAGCGCGCGATCGTGGAGGACGAGAGCCCTGGCCTTCTGAGCCAAGAGGGTGCGTTGCAACGACCGATTTTCCTGAGGGGTCCTGGCGAAAGGCTGGCTCAGAGAAGCACCAAGAGACGCCGCCTCAAGGTTTTCGAGCGCATACACGATTTGACTGCGCTCAATAGCGCGACGCGCCGGCTCGGTCAAACACAGGGTGTTCATGCGTATCCAATGCAAAAAGCCCCGGCCAATTTGGCTCGGGGCTTAGTAGGCGCAGTAATGCACCGTAAATTAAGTGACGCGATTTTAGGGGTAAAAATTCATCGCGTCAACAAAATCAGTCAAAAAGGCCAGTGCCGGAGAGCGCCCGCGTGATGGCGTCCATGGCCAGCTGCTCCTGTCCGATCTCGCCGTCGCCGCGCGTCCCGTCCTTTGCCTTCGTGGTTCGCGTACCGCGAAGCCATGCGATGACAATCGTGCTGTGATTAGTCGCGGTGGCGGCGCTCACGTCTGCACGGTCGGCAGCCGCCGCCAGCAGCACCTTCTTGCCGAAGTACCGTTCCACGATGGCATGGCGCAGTACCCGCGGCGAGGTGCGGCCGCTCAGCGCCTGTGACGCCGCCGCGGTCGCAATCACACCGATCGCCTCCTGCCATTGCAGGCTATCCACCTTCGTCCCGCACGACTTGCAGGCGCATTCTCGCCGCGCGAACCTCGCATACAGGATTGCCCGCAGCAATGGCGGCAGATCATCAATGGCGCCCTGAATGATGCCGGCCTGCCCGGCGCCGTCTACCCCGCCCAAGCCTTTCCCGGACGCGCCTGGCCGGGACGCCAACCTCGCCATCATCGGCTTGTCATACACCTGGTCGGAATGGTTGTAGGCGAACGTCAGTGCGGCATGGGCGCTGGAAAACAGCGGGCCGTCGGCAGCCGGCTGAGCGTCGACCGGCGTGCTGGGCAAATTGCTTTTGACGGCTTTATTCATGATCGTCCTCGGGTTGCGATTTGCTGGTAAGTGACGCGATGCGAGGCTGGACGGCAGCAGCTCGCGTACTGGCGCGGACCAGTGCCGGCGGCAGCGTGTAGGGCTTCAGGGGAACGGATCCGCCCACGCTGCGAACGTCCGATGCGGAATAGGCGCCCTTGGTTGACTTCTTGGGCTTGCCCTTCGATTCACTGTGCCGCCATTCGGCGGCTTCACTGGCTTTGCTCATGAGTGCTCCGCGGGCACCGCGCCCATGTCGGACAGGTCCAGACCGGCGCGCGCTGCGATGGGTTGTAGGCGCGCCAGCTCCAGCAGCGTGAAGTGCCCTTCCGGCAGCCAGCCGCCCGTGTCGATGTGATAGACATTCCCCAAGATGACCGCGGCATCTGCAGGGGTGTGGCCCACAACCACAGCGCGGATATCCTGCACGCCGCGGCGGTCCTTGGTGTCGAAACGTTCGCGGGACCACATACAGCGGTCTGCATAAGACCTCAGAATGCTGGGCCGACCGGCCTCCCGCATGTTTTCCCGAAGATCAGTCCAACTGTCCGATGGGCAATCGGCATGGACAATGCCGACAATTCCGCCTGTCGTATCAACCTCAATAGCATTGGGCAGCTCGGCCAGCACTTCCGCAATCTCCCGCTGTCGGCTTTGCGGCAGATCGAGGAACCAGCCCCCGCCGTGCGTGCGCCAGTTGTCGCCCACCATCTTGCCGTGGCGAACCCAGCGAATCGCCATGTCGTCGTGATTTCCCATGACAGCGTGGAACCAGGGCTGGCGGAGCCAATGCAAGACTTCTTCGCATTCGGGGCCGCGGTCGACCAGGTCGCCGACCGAGAAAAGGCGGTCCACCTCTGGATTGAACCCGATCAGGTCCAGAGCTGCGCGCAGTCGTGTGAAGTACCCGTGGATATCCCCGACGGCAAAGTCCCGGCCGCGCGTGTTGCGAGAGAAGGTCTGAATCCTGTTCATGCCCATGCCCCTTTTTCCGGCACGCCAGCAGCGCGTGCCCACGACCGATAGGCCTGGCCCATCGTCCCGCCAAAGCGCAATTGCCCGCTGCCCTGGCAACGCCAGCGGCATCCGATCGGCCTCACCCTCGGTTTTTCCCAGATCATATTTGCCCTCCATTCCTGTCCATTTGCCCGGCCAGGCCGACGCTGATCCCCTGCGCGGCCAGCCATGCAGTCCGTTTCTCTATGTCCCCCGCCGGCGCTATGGCATATCGTCCGCATTGGCGTGGGTATGTGGCACCCTGGAATCGGCCCGGACGGTCGATATCCAACGCGCAACGGCCGAACCCTTGCCGCGCCATGCCGGCTTGTTCCCTGAGGCTGTACAGCTGGCAGTCGATGCAGCGCACCGTCATGGCTTGCCTCCAGGGTTATCTAGAGCCCGCTGGGCCATCGCGAGCACCGCGGGCGAGTAGCGGCGCCCACCCTTACGGGTTTGCTCGGCAAGGATTTTCTTCGCCCACCGGCGCGGGTCGCTCTTTCCCTGGGTAGTGTTCTCGGCAGTGGCGATCATGCGGCGTCCCGTTCGGGCGCTGCCAGGGCGAGCATTTCCGACGATGTCGCATGGCGGAAACCGAGGAGCGGGGATGTCACCCCTCCGCGCATTACCTGCTGGGCGCGCACTTCGTCACCTATCAGCACGGGCGGTTGCGACGCACGGCCGGCCTCGTTGTTCTGCGCTTCGGCCAGCCCAATCAGGATCCGCGAATATTCAGGCGTTTCGCTGCGCATGCGATAGCCGCGGTACCGGTTCTCGAACTCCTTCGCGATGAAAGGCCATTCCTTCTCAGGCTTGTTGCCCAAGGGCACCCAGCCACCCATGTCGTGCAGGACGCGGTGGATCAGAGGGTCATCAAACACCACCGACTGGTAAGTGCCGACGTGGCGGACGGCGCGGTCGACCTTGGCCCAGGCCACCATGGCGCTGTCCTGTGTACCGCCCTGCAGCATGCGAACGGCATCGGCCGGCTTGGGTAGGTACTGGCCAGCATCTGGATTGGCGCAGTGACGCCCCAGTGCGCTTTCTACTGCAGCCAGTTCATATGCCTGCATCGCGGCCCACCAGACGTTCCCTACGAAAGCGGAGAAGGTCTTCCCGTAGAACGCGTAGACGTCGGCAATCAGGATGAAAAAGGTCTCACGATCAGTCGCGACCATCACGCACCTCCTGCGGCGAGCCGGCGCGCGGCTTCGCGGTTTTCTTTCTCCAGGGCTTCCTGGCGATTCGGCACCTTGCGTTCTCCGGCCTTGCGCTGGCATAGGGCCTTCAGGAACGGAGCCGGATCTGCAGGCCGTTCAAGGACGGCGGTGCGCACGGCATCCACGACGATTTCCGCCGTGTAGTCGCGGACGAGTGCCCCGACGAACGTGCCGCACTGCTTGGCGGGCATGCCGGATTGGCTAAGCAGGCTCTTACCGGCCGCCCATAGCTCGTCCCTGGTCATCTTGGCCGGATCAGGCGGCTCAGCCGGCGGATCAGGCGGCTCGCCGCCCGTAGAACCGCTAGGTTCTACGGAATTCTTTTTATCTTCTCCATATCCCTGTCCCTCTCTGTCTCCCTCTCTATTGGAGGCGTTGTCCCCGGGTACTTTTCCGGGACTGTCGTTCGATTCGTCAGGGACATTTACTGTTTGTCCCTGGGACACACCAGCATTGTCCCCAGGGACAAACAGAGGATGTCCATGGGGACAACCGAGGGAAGTCCAAGTATCGAACTCAGCGACGATGAGATCTGTCCCGTGCCGTTGATTGTGCTTTTTCACTCGGTTGCATTCTGTTTTCCAGGCTTGCTTGAGCTTTGCCCGCCACGCGGTCATCGCCTTTTCCGCGACAACGGCGTGATAAAGCCGGCCGTCACTGCACGCTATCCAACCTCGCATGGCTCCAGGGCGAACGCCAGCCCATTCCTTGTCAATGCGTCCGCGGCGGGCATAGCCGGCCTGCTTGGCAATCCACTGCTCGTCGTTCGGAATGGACCCAGCCGGAACTTGGTGCCAGGAGGCGCACCACAGCAACACAGCTGCCCAGCACGCCTCGGGGGTTTCGCTCGATGCCAATTCGGAATCGCGCAAACGTCCGACGTCGAGCGGCATGAACTGGAAGTCCTGCAAATCGCAGTCTTTCGGCGTGAGAGGGTCGGGCAAGTCGGTCAAACGATCCTCTCTACAGTGCAGAGGGGCACCAGGAACGTAATCCAGAAATAGCCGTCGTCCATCGGCCCAACGATGCCTGCGTCGTCCAGCGACGGGTCCAACACGATCCGGCCACCATGACCAACGACTGTGTGCCCTACCCCGGTCGTACTCGTGCCGCCGAGTAGGTAGTAGGCGGCAGGGTTCACGGCCCCCATGGTCTGAAGTACGTCCGCCAGCGGGGCGGCGAACACGACATTGACAGCGGCCAACTCGCGCTCGCGCAAGAATGCCCGCACCGCCTCTTCGAAGCCTTCGGGATCGCCCCAATGCTCGCCGAAGTTCGGCACCTTGTCGCGCGGCAGGTTCAGCATGCAAGCAATCGCCGTTCGGTGGCAGTCGCCAAAAACGCCCTCGTCAGGCCTGTGGCGGAAGGCCTGTTTCTGAAAAATCATGCTGCCCTCATCAGATATGCGCCGACCAGCCGCACCATGTCGGCCTCGGCGGCTTCGGGCCATTGGCCCCGGGATATGAGCGGGTCGCGCGTTTCGCGCAACCAGAGGATCTGCAGGGCAGTCGACGTGGCTTTGTCGTAGACACCGCCCTGGTCCAGTTGATAGTGGCAGCCGCGCTGGCCAGGCTCGTCGGCGCAAAGCGGCACGAGCAGTGCATCCGATACCTTCAGGCCTTTGCCCTTCCCCAACGCAACCAGGTTCAGATGGGCAGCCTGTGACCGCCCAACGCGGCCGCAGCAGATGCAGTCCAAAGCCGCCACGTGCTGGCGGTGCACGAGACTGCGAAACACCGAGGGTTCACGGCGCGCCGGCTTGAGCGATATGCCCAGCGACTCGGCGATCCGCTGCGCCAGCCCGGGCCCGCGTGCAGCCCTCGGCGCCCTGGCCAGCGGTGCCGTGCCGCGCGCCATTGGCGTCTTCCTGGTCATGGGTGCGCGACGCATCATGCTGTCGGACCTTTGCCGGCCAGTTGCGAGCCGAAATCCGACATTGCCTGAACCGCAGCAGCTAAGCTGGCCTGATCTACCGCCGGCTCGATCCCCAGCACCCACATCAAGGCATCGCGGTAATGGCCGTTGGCGCCTTCCAGGCGCTGCATGATCTCCTTGCGGGATTTGATGCGCGGAGCATTGCCCATAACCTTGGCTTGACGTCGGGCGCGCTCGTGCGGCTTGACGCCCTCGCCCGCGGCGACCAGCTCCTGTACCTTCTCGCGCTGGACTACGGGCGGCAGTTTGGAAAGTGCCTTCGCCTGGGTCAGAGTGATCTGGCTCGCGTTCACCGCCTCCTGGACAGCCCGCGGAGCTTCCAGCAGCGCCATGGTGCTTCTGACGGTTGCCACGTCGCAGCCGAAGGCGACGGCCAGTTCATGGTCCGACATCCCCATATCGACCCCGCGGGCCATCTTGCCAGCTAGGATCAGCGGCGGATCCTGGCGGCGTAGCTGGTTTGCAGCGAAGCCGACGGCGGCCAGCCGCTTGCCGCCATCGCGTCGACCGTCCTTCTGAATGGTTCCCGGCACCTTGATGATGGGACGTCCCTCCAGGCGGCGCTTCGCGTTCGTAGCGCGCGCATTGATGACCCGCTGGCGCCCGTCGACCACTTCCACGTCACCAGTTTCACCATTCTTATTAACGATGATGGTGACGAAGACGCCTTGTGCATCGATGCTCGCCATCATCGCCGGATCCGGGGGATTGAGCGCACGCTCGTCGAACAACGGGTGCGTGGGGTCCGTGACAACGGTCAGGTCGTCCGGGTCGAACATCAGGACATTCGATTTCCCCTGGGCGCCATACGCTTCTATCGAATTTTTGGCCATTGCGTTCCTTGGGTTATTCGCCAAACTCGCGCAGCACCGCTTCCATTGCTTCGGATGCGTGGGCCGGGGGCGACTGCGGCCACATCGTCTTTTGCGCGTGAGACGTCCGGAAAAACTCGACGGCACGCCCGTGAAACTCTTCCATCTCGGCCTGTTCCAGCTTTGCGTAGCTGATCGACCGCGGCACCGGGATGACGCCACCCCTAGGTCCCGGGTACCAGTCAACAAAGCCAGAGCCGGTCTTCAACCACGCCCGGAAGGCATCAAAGTCGTCGAAACGTTCCTGAGCCTCGAAGATGGCCGACTCCAGCGCCATATGCTTGCGGTGATACCAGCCGATGCGTTCCTGGTGGGTTTTCAAATCCAGCATTTCGCCGGGCTGCAGCTTAAAAATTCGATTCCATAGCCGTCGCCACTGCTTCTTTCCACGCTCGCCCAGGCCGTCGACCTGCCCGAACAGGACGCGGCGAACCACCGCCCTATCCTCTTCGGAGATCTCGGTCTGGTTCTGGCGAACGAGGGTTATATCGGCCATGTCAGTGCCTTGTTGCCTGCCAGCTTTCCAGATTCGTTATGGCGCACTGCTCACAATCCGCCCTAAATTGCTCGTCCGTGACCAGCCTTGCTCGCACTGCCGCGCGAAACGCCACCCGGTCGTCCTTGTTTTCCAACGCCTCGTAGACTTCATGAATCACGAGGTTTGCCCGTTTATGGGCCTCCTCATACGTCATGCACCCACCCTCGCGGCCATGTACACCTCCATAAAGTTCAGGGCGCATTGATCGGCCAGGAACTGGGCAACGATGTCGTTCCCGACCGACCGATTGAACGCCGGGATCTTCGCGGCCGGCAGTTCCAGCCGCGGGCGGCCTTTCTTGTCCAACGGGCTTTCGTCCAGATAGCTGCTGACATGCGGGGCGTACAGCTCGCACTCCTCCGCTAACGTCCGCTGCGTCATCCCCGGCCGAGACCGAAACTCGAACGCCAACCGGACGGCCTCGCGATACGACCCGATCGCCTTGATGCGCGCCTCTGGTAGGAAGCGCTTGGCGGGCGCCGGTTGGAAGGACGGTGCAGATGCAAATGGGACGGTGAGGAGGTGCATGGTTATGTGGTTGATTGATAGGGAAAAATCATCGAGTTACAGCGTGAATTACAGGATGAGCATCAGGCAAAATTTTTTGCATGCACCACTACAAAACTTTTGCTTTCGGCGCCATTCCTCGTCAGGCTTTATCAGCCCGACTGGGTCTCTGTTTCTACGACCGCCGCAGGGCCGTCCAACACGGGATCGACCTCGCGGGCGAGCTGCTTCAGCCTCAATGCGTCGTTGGCACCGGCTGGCGGAGCGCCGCCCTCCCAGCGCGACAGGCGGGGTTGAGGGATGCCCGTGCGGCGGGAAATCTCGGACTGGGAGAGCCCGGCGCCACGCAAGCGCTTGATGATGTCGGTGACGGTGTCCATAAGGACGGCAGAGTATACGTTTGTGAATAACTATGCAATACCCAATCGAATTATTCATTGGTGCATAGTGGCCCCCATGGATGCTCGCGAATACCTCAAATCACTGATGGAAAAGACGGGGGATAACCCCAACTCCTTGTCGCAGAAAACCAAGGTTCCACAGCCCACAATTTTTCGATTCCTGTCTCGCACAGCCAACGAGCCGAGGCTGAAGACGCTCGAACCGATCGCACGCTATTTCGGCGTGCCGGTGGAGGTTTTCTTAAGCGACTCAGCTCGGGCTAAACACCTGGCGGCGGAGCGCGATAAGGCTTCGGGTGCTGGTAGCGTATTCACCACCTCCGCTGATCCAGCGCAGATTGCGAAGACGGTGAAGCTGCTGCGCCTGGCTAAAGGTCTGTCAATCGACGAGCTGGCTGTCGCCGCTGATATACCGCGCGGCTTGATAGAACATGTCGAGCACGGTGACCCAACCTCGTACGCCGAACGCGAGCCGATAGCCAGAGCGTTCAAGATTTCGCTGGATGAGCTTTCAGATACTCCAATTGTCAGTTTGGATGCCGCGCGCGACATGCTCGCGCGAGCTGACCGGCGGGCATTTATGCCGTCCGCGCCCCTCCTGGTCGCGGATGAACAGGGTTCACACGAGCCCCAGCCGGAATATATCGGCCGTTATCACGCAACAAGGAGCCTCCCTGTGGTTGGAGTCGCACAGCTAGGAGAGAACGGCTATTACGAGCAGTTGGAGTACCCAGTAGGACACGGCGATGGATACATCCTCCATGCATCGAAAGATCCGGAGGCATACGTCTTGCAAGTCCGCGGCGACAGCATGAAGCCAGCGATTCGAAGCGGCTGGTACGTGGTGGTCGAGCCCAATGGAGAGCCGACACCAGGCGAATACGTCGTCATCCAACTGGTGGACGGACGCAAGATGGTGAAGGAGTTGCTGTTCCGACATCAGCGCAGCGGCGATATCGAGGTGATGTCGGTGAACGGCGAAACGCGAATCAGCCTAGCTGGCTCGCAGATTCAAAATATGCAGCCGGTGGCTGCAGTGATTCCGCCAAGCAAGGTATTGAACCCGTAGGGACACGGGAGGCAGCAACAGGTTTTCGCCTCAACCTTGCATTATGCCTTCGAGCATTACGTCACGCATCGACTGAGACAAGGTGCCGAAGGCCTTAGCGCCCCGGCGTAGCGCCGGCAAAATCTCTTTCGAGGCGACGTAACCTACGACGTGGCCCTGGGGGTGCGTCCTTACTACCGCGCGATCGCCATCCAGTGTCACCGATACGATGGCGCGCCGGTCCCTCGAAAAGACGTCCTTGTCGACGTCCTCGAGGATGGCGACGAATTGTTCTGACTTCAGCATTTGCCCCTCCAGCGCCATACTTGAGCACGGGTGAACGATACCCCTGGCTTGATTACGAAAAGCTGGCGGGACGGCGTAATTCAAAATTCACAAGCGCCGCAACCAGAGAGATCTATGACGAGAATAATTGGCCTGCTACTTTGCACCTTGATTTCGAGCCAGGCGGCGGCCCAGGAAACGCCCGCATATCGGGCTGGTCCGCCCCTGGGCGCGAGCCACGATATGGGCGATAGCCGACTGCCGCATTTACCCGATAAAGCGCCGTCGACCGCAACGCCCACCGTCGCGGATAAAAACAAGGTCTGTGCCCTCAAAGGTGGCATTTACGGCTTCGCCGCATCCGCTCGCGATTTGGGGCTGTCACCACAGGACACCTTCGCTCGCGCCAAGGCGATGAATCACGAACCGACGATCAGCGATGACTACCTGAAGAAGGCGATCAACCAGGTCTATTTCGATTCGGGTTTCGCGAACGCGGGCGGCCCTCCCCTGCAGGTCCAAGTCGCGTCGGCCTGCGCTGCTGGACAACCCATCGGCTTTGCCCCGCTGAAGTAGCGTCGAGAGCGTTCACTGCCAACCGCCTTCGGGCGGTTTCTTTTTGCCCACGGGTATACCCTATCGAATTATTTATGCGTTTACGCATTGACGTTGTTATTCGTTTACGTATAATTCATTCCAACGCGTCACCAAGCGGCAAGACGCCACGCTCTTTAACAACCCGCCAAGCGATAGAACAGGCCGATGGTCCTTCGGGACGGCTAGGCCCCGGGCGCATCCCTACGCCCCGGAAGCGAAGTTTGCTCAAGACGAGAGGGATAAATCGACGTGACTGTGCTGGCCCGTAAAGCCCGGCGGCCCGAAAGGGCTGATTGAAAAACTGCACTTGATCGTCGTTCCCGAAAGGGACGCGATGGCTCATCGCGAGTAATGCAGCCAGGGTGTACCTGCAGCCTGAAAGATTAAGTGCAGGAGAAGCGCAAGCCCGGAACCAACGGGAAGCGTGCCGTGCAAGTCGGCAAAACCACCCGCGTCGCGGTATCTCGCTGGGTGTGTAGGGCAGGTCAACGCTTATTTTGGCGCTGGCCTGCCCCGGAATTTATCCGCCTGTGCCGTGAAAGGGTGCAGACCGATGAATCCCAATTAAAGCTTAAGCAAGGTCGATAGGCATGTCGCCAGGCCTTTCGGCATTGGACTCAGTGCCCGGTGTTTCCTCCCCTTCCCTGGTTGGCAAGGCCTCCGGGTCTTCCGGCAGGGGTTCAGGGTCTGCGGGCGGTATCACCGGATCTGTCCCAGTTTCATCTGGATTATCTGGATTGCGATGGTCGGTTGTCATGGAAGTGCTCCCGTTTTTCCGCGATGCCGCGGCAGGTCACGTCCAGCAAGCGATATGCCGCAAGCAATCAACAAACAGGCCGCTGTTCTGCTGCCTGCCGAATGTCGCCCTCCATGGAGAAGAGCATGCCCAACTGGGTAACGAACAAGATCCACACCAGTCCGGAAGTCGTCAAGGCGACAGTGAATCCCGAAGGCCTCGTCGACTTTTCGCTAATTGCGCCGTTCCCAGGGGAGTTTCCTTGGGATGCGATCAGTTGTGACGCTGAGGAACTGGCACAGATCGTGACAGGCCAGCCCTTGAGCACCAACCCGATGCTGGCTTCGCTTCAATGCGAAAGCCGCTCCAAAGCCAATATCGCCAACCTGGTCGACGAAAGCTTTGAGCAGTTCATTCAGATGTTGCGCAACCATCGTAAGTGCGGGCACCTCCACAACATGGACTTCGCCCGCAATGTGTGGGGCACGAAGTGGAACGCTTGCGAAAGTCGGGTCGATGTTGACGCCGGCACGGCTGAATTCGAAACAGCATGGAGCTGCCCGGAAAGGCTTTTGCTCGCGCTGTCCGCTCGCTTCCCCGAGGAAACCATTGAAGTCACGTTTGCGGACGAAGACCTGGGCAGCAACTGCGGCACGTTCACCCTGAAAGGCGGCGCCGTAATCGCCTCGAACATCGCGCCGCGATGGCATTCGATGGACAAGGCCAGCCAAGAACGCTGGCTGGCGTTCGCCCGCGAAGTTCTCGGTGTGACCGAGACGGAAGAAGACTGACATGAGCGACAAAGCCAAGGTCGCCGTAGCCGCCGTCCTGCGCCGCATCCAGAGCTCCCCGCGCGTGGCCTATTTCATCTGCCCGGGCAGCGACACCTACGACAAGGTGGTCGCGGCGCATTGCGAATTGAACGGCCTGGACGAAGCGCAATTCCGCCAGGATTTCGAAATGGGCCTTCGATTCGAAGCGCCTGCGGACCGGGAAGCCTAACCCATGCCCGCCCTAACCCGCCTATCCGCCCCGGTTCGCCAGGGCAGCACTGAGGAAAGGAAGATGCCGAGAATCGAAACCTGCGACAGAAATGGATTCTATCGCGATGAAACGGCGCGCGGCGTGTTTGGCTGCCGACACGCAAGCGACCGCCGGTATTGGATAGCGTGGGCATCGAACGTCGATCACAGCCAGGACATTCTCGACGGCGTGATGGATGACTTCGGCAACTTGGTTCCCGTCAACATCGAAGTCTAAGAGCCCGACATTGCCTCGCGTGCGCGGCAATGCCAACAAACAAGGATCCAAGCATGCGCAGCAAATTGAATCCGGCCAAAGAGGTCGCCGATTGGAACGCCCGCGTCAAAGTGGGCGACACCGTCGAGTACGCCGAGGTCATCGGCCTGACGGCATCGAAGCAATACAAAACCTCTACTGCGGCCGAGGTCCTGAGCGGACACACTGCTGTCGTGTGGCTCGAAGGTAAAAGCGGGTGCGTGTGCGTCAGCCACTGCACGCCGGTTCCCGCGTAGGCCCGAGCACCACCATGGCAAGCACCGCGACCTACAACTGCGCTCGCTGCAGCCAGCTATTCGTCGCCCGTACAGCCGACCGTAAACGCGGCTGGGCTCGCTTCTGTTCCAAGTCCTGCAAGGCAATCCGCCAGGAGCAGCGCACGGGCCAGTACGCGCAGTTTCGGGAGTCTGGCGGCGAGCGCATAACTCAAGAAGAGCGCGACCATCGGACAGCAATGGATGACGCCGAAGCAGGCTGGGACGGCCACAAAGACGTTATCTGAAACCAGCGCCATGCCAACCACGGCGCCCACCGAAGAAATTCCATGAAACTCATGCAACGCTTGCGCACGATATTCCGGCGCCGGGTTTTGGTGCTGCCCGAACCGCCGCGGCCGGAGCCAGCGTCCTATCGCTGGACGCCGTCCACCGCCTCGGTCATCCGGGCACACCGGCAACACGTTCTCGACCCGAAATCTGTCCAGCGAGCACACGACACGGCGCGACCGCGAGCGCCGTTACCGCGCCGCTCCGTTCCAGCCAGCGTGCCGGCGCCGCAGATGCAAGTCAGCAGCGGCGACCCTATCACCGACCTGTTGCTACTTAACGCCGCCCTTGGCGGGCAAGACACGCCGCCGTCTGCCGCCCCGACCGACGACGCCATTACCGCCGGTGGCGGATCCTTCGGCGGGGGCGGCGCCAGCGCGAGCTGGGCCAGCGACACCGCCTACGACAGTTCGCCCAGCACGTCCGCGACGTCGGACAGCTATTCGTCGAGCGACAGCGGCGGCTCGTATGACAGCAGCTCGTCGAGCAGTTCCGATTTCTAACCCGGAGACAACATGGCCACCTATTGGCTGAAATTCCCCACCAAGCCCTCAGGCTGCGTCGAGGCCGACGATGAGAAAACGGCACGGTCTATTGCAACCGAAGCTCAGGGACAGGCCCCAAAGTCGTGCCAGGACCTCCCCTATCCCGGTGATCCGCGCATCAATCGAGTTGAGCATCCCAAATGGGGGGTCACCCCTTCGTTTTGTATCGATCCGAACCGGTGTGCCGGCCGTACTTCCTGCCCAAGGAATTACAGCTGCGTGGAGTAGTAGCGACCTGGGCCGCTTGCGCCCAGGGTCATCAAGTCGCTGTCCTGCTGAAGTTGCATAAGCCCACGTCTTGGCGTGGGGGAATGAGTAGGCAGGATAGCGACTTGATGGCAGCAGCCCCTGAGGCACCTGAAACATGAAACCGTTCCGCCGCCGCCTTGCGTCCGGGAGGACCGGCAGAGAAGCCAAACCTGTAAGCCATCAACCCATCCGCCGGTTTGCCGGCTACGCAGTGTGGGTAACGCACCCTACTGCTTACGGTTATGCCGCGTGACACCCCGGAGAGTACGGGGGCCATCATCGGGTCGGTAGCTCAGCGGTAGAGCGCCCTTCGCAAGGGAGGTTCGGCAATGCCAAGGGGTCGCGCCCCCGCCGCATCCGAAGGCAGGCATGCCTCGCTGGTTCGAATCCAGCCCGACCCGATGATGGTGAATGGCAGCGCGTCCGTTTGTAGGTGCATGCACCACGGCGCGCATGCGGGTTCAAGTCCCGCCACCATCGACAACTTCCGGGGCGCGCTGGCAGACCGGTGGGGGAGTCAAAGCCCAGAACGTCTGCCCGGCCGAGCTGTAGGCCGTTTGAAAATCAGCACGGTCCTGCCTTCGGGCAGGGCCATCAAGAGGCGGCTTCAGCGGCAGCCAGTTAGCGCG